GGCACAATTACTTGATCGGAAACCCGAAGATCAACAGGAAGACGAAGAGTTTACTTCACTAGAAGAAGTTGAGGAAGTCGAACAGGAAGCTGAAGAGTCAACCCTAGACGCTCAAGAGCCTGAAGAAGATGATGGCATCCCTGATAAGTATCGTGGAAAGGATATCAAAGATATCGTCCAGATGCATCAAGAAGCAGAAAAACTTTTAGGAAGGCAAAGTTCTGAAGTAGGTGAACTGCGTAAGATTGTTGATGATTTCGTTAAGTCTCAGATCCAGGCCTCAAGCCCACAACAAGAAACTGACGAAGAAATAGACTTCTTCTCAGATCCTGAAAAAGCGATTGCTCGCGCAATTGAGAATCATCCAAAGCTTAAAGCGGCAGAAGAAACCTCAATGGCAATGCGGCAACAGCAAATACTAGCTCAGTTGCAGAACAATCATCCTGATTTTATTAATATCATTCAGGATCAAAAGTTCATAGACTGGAAAGAATCGACTGCAGTTCGACGTGAATTGTATGATCGTGCTGATAAGCAATTTGACTATGAAGCCGCCAATGAGCTTCTTGTCCTCTGGAAAGAGCGTCAAGGCATGGTGACTGAAACAGCCAAAGTGCAAGAGCAAGATCGTAAACGTCAACTAAAAGCCGCTTCTACTGGTAGTACAACAGGATCTACAGAAGCACCAAGTCGAAAAATCTATCGTCGTGCTGATATTATTAAACTTATGCAAACTGATCCAAAGCGTTACACACAGCTACAGCCAGAGATTATGGCGGCTTACGCTGAGGGTCGTGTCAAATAGCGTTAAGGAGCTAAATCATGGCACTTGGTACTAACCACGTCACCAATACTACTGGTGCAACTTTCATCCCCGAAATTTGGAGTGATGAAATTATCGCGGCCTACGAGAACAGTCTCGTCTTGGCTAATCTTGTAAACCGCATGCCAATGACAGGCAAGAAGGGTGACACTATTCACATCCCTAAGCCTACTCGTGGCTCTGCTTCTGCTAAGTCTGCTGAAACTCAGGTAACACTGATTGCGGCTACTGAGTCAGAAGTTCAGGTAAGCGTAGACAAGCACTACGAATACTCACGTCTGATTGAAGACATCACTGACGTTCAAGCACTTGCTTCACTCCGTCAGTTCTACACTCAAGACGCAGGCTATGCTCTTGCCAAGCAGGTTGATACTGACCTGTTCGCATTGGGTAAGTCTTTGGGTGACTCTGATGGTGCAGACTGGGTTCACAGCAACGCATACTACATGGATGCATCTACAGACTTGACAGCTTACGCTGTTGACACTGTAGCGGCGGCTGACATTTTCTCTGACGATGGCTTCCGTGCGGCAATCAAGCAACTTGATGACGCTGATGTTCCTATGGACGGACGCTTCCTTGTTGTTCCTCCATCAGTTGTTGAAACCATTCGTGGTATTACACGCTACAACTCTTCAGACTTTGTGTCTGGAACACCAACAGTAAACGGCCAGATTGGTAGCCTTTACGGTATTTCAATCTACGTTTCTACAAACTGCCCTGTCATTGAAACTGCCGCAGACAATGCCGCAGGCGGTGACTTGAAAGCAGGTATCCTGGGTCACAAAGACTTTGCGGTATTTGCAGAGCAGATGGGTGTTCGTACTCAAACTCAATACAAGCAAGAATACCTTGGTGACTTGTTCACTGCAGACACTCTTTACGGTGTCAAGGTACTCCGTCCTGAGTCTGCACTCGCTTTGGTCTTCAACGCCTAAAGCAACCTAGGCCCCTCTCCGGAGGGGTCTTCCTAATTCTACATACTGGAGATTTCAATGGCTATCTATCGTGGTTCAGGTAGTGCATCATCAACATCAGATCAAGCTACAATTGATGAAGTAACTCAACAAGCTACCAATGCCGCTAGTTCTGCTACGTCAGCGGCTTCTTCAGCAACCTCAGCCGCATCATCGGCTTCTAGTGCTTCTACATCTGCAAGCACTGCAACTACACAAGCATCTAATGCTTCTACCTCTGCAACCAATGCGGCATCTTCTGCATCCTCTGCAAGCACTTCAGCATCTTCTGCAAGTACGTCAG